GCGCTATACAGACGTTAGAGTTGGCGTTTGAGCGTGGCGACATTGAATTACTGGATGACGAAAATCAAATTATGGAATTGACAGCGTTCCAGGCTGAAAAGCTACCGTCTGGATTGACCCGTTACAGCAGCCCTGCCGGCCTGCATGACGATACCGTGATGGCATTGGCAATAGCGTTGAGCGATAACTACACCGTAGACGCGGTTGAAAACCCGTTCTACTCATAGGAGAGATATGGCAAACCTAATCACAACTGGACTCGACTGGATGGCGAAGCGTATCGCGTCCTACATGAATGACACCATGAACATGGAATACGGGATACTGGAGAGTTATTATTCGGGCAACCATCGCCCACAGTTGCGCGTCAAGATGGGACAGCAGGACGATAACATCACTCAGAATTATTTAGGCTTGGCAGTAGACCGCAGTGTCTCCCGCCTGCTTCGTGGCGGTGTGATGTTTGTCCTGCCCGAAGGCGCGGAGAACCAACAGGCCTACATCGACAAAGTGTGGGAGCTGAACAAGATAAACATTCTGCTCTACCAAGCCGCGTTACATGGCACGGTGTTTGGTACGGCCTATCTCAAGATACTGCCTGACGAGTTACAAGACCCCTACGACGATACGGGTATGCTGTATCCCAAGCTCGTCCCGCTGTTCCCCGGTTGGGTGCGGATGAAGTCCGATCCACAGGATGCGGATAAGATTATTGAGTATGTTGTGTCGTATAAGGTGACCGACGAAGGCAAAGAAGTTGTTTACCGCGAAACCAGCACGCTGAACGGCGACGGCTGGGACATCCTGATGGAGAAGCGGGTCGGCTGGGGGAATTGGGAAACGTTGAGTAATGCACGATGGGCGCATGACTTCGCTCCCATCGTGCATTGGAAGAATCTGCCTAGCATGAATAGCATGTATGGCGATAGTGACATCGACGACGCCGTAAACATTCAGGATAAGAGTAATTTTGTCGCGTCCAACACTGGCAAGATTATCAAGTTTCACGCCTCCCCCACCACGATTTTGTCGGGTGTATCGGCGGATAAAGTCAAGCCCGTAGACAACGCGCCCAATGCGATGTACGCGATCAGCGACCCCAACGGCAAAGCCTATAATCTCGAAATGTCGTCTGAGCTGGCCTCCTCCCGCCTGTTCGGTTTGGACTTGCGCCAGTCGATTTTCGACATTACCCGCGAGGTGGACATCTCCAGCATTTCGGACAAGATCGGCGCACTGACTAACTTTGGCTTGCGCGTCTTATGGAGCGATGCACTGGACAAGAACGCAACCAAGCGGACACTGTACGGTGATGCGTTTGCAGAGGTGAACCGCAGATTACTGTCACTCACTGGCCTGACCGGCTCGGCAACCAATCCGGGCGTGGTCAAGTTTGGCGAAGCGATAGTAGTCAACGTGTTGGAAGAAATGCTGGTAGACGAGAAGGCGTTGAGTTTAGGCATCGTGGACAAGCAGACGATAGCAGAGAAGTACCAAGACAGATACAAGTTATCTTGGGAAGAATTGCAGGAGCGAAAACAGGAAAGCCAAGAGCCTGATAACAACTTGGCAGAAACGACAGAACCCAATGAGGTTGGCTGATGCGATATTTGAACGAGTAAAGCGGGAAACGAATACAGTTTATTTTGTGGCTGGCGGCGGCGCGATGTTTTTAGTTGACGCGCTCGGCAAAAGCGGGCTGAACGCCGTTGCCATGATACACGAGCAGGGTGCAGGTGTGGCCGCGATTGGTCACGCAATGGCCTCGGGCGGGCTGGGGGTGTGCCTGACGACTTCCGGCCCCGGTGCGACTAATGCGCAAACGGCTTGTCTGGCCGCATGGACGGACAGCGTGCCAGTGTTGTTTATCAGCGGGCAGACGCGGACCGAGCAGATCACCGCAAGCAAGGCGCGCGCAAGGGGATTACAGTACGCGGATATTGTCCGCATGGCCTACCCCATCACTAAGAAAGCATACGAACCCATGAACACTCATTACGATTGTTTGATGGCACTCGATCACATGATCGACTTGTGTCTATCAGGCAGGCGCGGTCCGTGTTGGTTGTCTGTGCCACAAGATTTACAGGGGTTGGAATATGAATAGCGTTATCCTGATCGGCGCGGGATGCTCCCAACAAACGGCGGATTACCTTTGCGGTTTAGGTGTGCCTGTGCTGACCACCTGGCAAGCCATTGACAGAGTACCCGAGGACAGCCCCGTCTATTGTGGCCGGCCCGGTATCATCGGCCAGCGCGCGGCAAACATCATCCAACAAAGCGCGGACGCGGTGTATATCTTCGGCGCACGGATGGATGGCGAGCAGTTGGGGCATCGGCTCGATAACTTTGCCCCACACGCGCTAAAGTATATCTATGACATTGACGAGCAGGAATTGACGCGGTTTGAAGGTATACCACAGTGGCGTACCCACAAAGTAGATCTGTCTCAACCGATAAACATCACTATCAAAACAACCCCCGCGTGGTTAAAGAAGTGCAAAGGCTTGTACAACAAACTCCGTTATGAACTGGACGGCAGCCGCACGCTGGATGCGTTTGTTGACCCGTATTACTTTGTGAACCGACTGTCTGACGCTTGCCAAGAGGGAGAGATTGTCGTCCCATCGTCAAGCGGGATGCAGTCATGCGCCATGATGCAGGCGTTCAAAGTCAAACGGAATCAAAAGGTTATGCTGTGTAACACGATAGGCGCGATGGGCTTTGAACCGATGGCAATCGGCGCGGCACTGGCAACGGGTAAAAGGGTGATTGTCACGGCTGGCGATGGCGGTTTTTACCTGAACATGCAAGAGTTGGAAGTAGTCCATCGGCTTGACCTGCCTATAAAGTATTTTGTGTTCTGTAACGGCGGGTATGGCTCGATCACCACCATGCAGGACGCACGCTTCAATCTCCGTGTGGGCGGTGACAAGCAAAGCGGCTTCACCCTGCCAGACCTTGCAAGAGTGGCGGCGGTATGGGGATTTGCGTACCACGAAATCAATAGCAACGCGCAGATGGATACCATCCAAAAAGTAGTTGAAGCCCCGCACGCGGCGATTGTGCGCGTCAACACGTCTTTAGCGTTCAGATATGCAACGCGGGTAAACTCATCCTTACACGGTAATACATTTACCGTTGATGATATGGCTGACATGACTCCCAAAATGGAGTGGAAAGGATTACTGTGAAAGTACCTATCAGTGGCCAAGTGACTGGACAAGCAGAGGTTGACAACATCCTACAAGCCGCGCAGAGCAACCACTACGGCGGCGGGATATGGACACGCCGATTCGAGCAGGGGCTGGCGCGGTACATGGACAAACGTTTTGCCATTGCCTGCAACAGTGGGTCGAGTGCCAACCTGTTAGCATTGGCATCGCTGGAGCTGCCCAAAGGCTCGCGCGTCTTGACGAGCGCAGTTAACTTCCCCACTACCGTGAACGCGATCATCCAATTAGGTTTAGTGCCTGTGTTCTGCGATGCCGATCCCAAGACACTCAATATCATATTTCCAAGCAACATCAACGCCCGCGCTATTGTAGCCGCGCATACGCTGGGGAATCCAGTGGACTTTAGCAGTGTGAGCGAGATGTGGCCGGTAATCGAGGACTGCTGTGATGCGTTGGGGTCTACAATCAACGGCGAGATGGTCGGGCAAAAAGGCGTAATGAGTACATTATCCTTTTACCCTGCCCATCACATCACAACGGGCGAAGGCGGCGCGGTCCTGACCGACACACCCAAGCTAAAGAAGATCGTGGAATCTTACCGCGATTGGGGGCGTGATTGTTGGTGTGAGCCTGGCTGTGATAACACCTGTGGCACGCGCTTCAATGGTGATTACGATCACAAATACACCTACTCCCGCATTGGGTACAATCTCAAAATGTCTGACTTACAAGCGGCAGTCGGCGTGGCACAACTGGACAGGCTCGAGGGATTCATTGCACAGCGCAGGACAAACTGGTTACATTTACGCAACGGTTTGGACGGCCTGCCGATTGAGTTTGTCGAGGCAACGCCCAACAGTGAGCCGTCATGGTTTGGCTTTGCGTTCCTGACTGACAAGCGTAACGAGTTGGCGCGGTATCTGGATGAGCGAGGGATTGGCAATCGTCCGATCATGGGCGGCAACCTGTTACGGCAACCCGCGTATAAAGGCGTTGAGCATGAGATTGTGTCTAGTTTGGACGGCGCGAATCGCATCCACGAGCAGGGAATTTGGCTTGGTGTCATGCCTGCCATTACTACCGAGATGCTGGACTTCGTGATAAGTACGGTAAAAGAGTTTTACCGATGACAATACTTATTACAGGCGGTACAGGCTTTGTCGGCTCATGGATGCAGCGCAAGCAGCCTTATGGAGCGCGTGCAAGATACTGGAACGGAATCGAATACAACAGCCCGCCGTATATTTTGCCTGATAACATCACACACATTGTCCACCTTGCGCCTGTTGCACCTACACAGATGATTGGTTTGGCAAAGAACCATGGTGCAAGACTGCTGTACTGCTCATCAGGCGCGGTGTATCATGGTGAAACAGAATACGCAAGGAATAAGCGCAGATGGGAACAGCAGTGCCTTGATAGCGGTCTGGATGTGGTCATTGCGCGCCTGTTTACGTTCTTTGGCGATGGGCTGGACGATGGCAAAGCAATCCGTCATATGTTCCAATCTGCCCGCGCCGGCGTGCCGTTGGTCGCATACAAAAACGTGACACGCTCGTACATGCACGGGCGGGAGTTGGGTCGCGTGATGTGGGAAATCCTGTTCAACGGCGAAAGCGGCCACTGTTACGACGTGGGAAGTTCCCGACCCGTGACAATGACACGCTTGGCGCATCGTATCTCCCGATTTACCGGGGCATTGGTCAAAGTGGCGGACGCACAAGTCCCGTCACCCGTCTATTTACCAAACGAGGAGCGATTATGGAAGTATGGACTGAGCTAAGATGCCCCGCCTGTGTGCAGTTGGGCTGGGGCGCGTCCCGTCTGCTGCTCAAGATTAGCGGGAAGTTACCTCCTACAACGGGCGCAAAGTTGCAGGTCAAGTGTCAGCGGTGTAAAAGCCTCATCTCTTGGATGGTTGGCACGCCCATTTTGTACGTTGAGCAGTACGGGGCTAAAAAACTATGATATAATGCCGTCAACAGTCGAATAAAAAACCGAGTGCCACGCGCACCTACTCCAAGCGGAGCAGGGCGCGTTTTTTATTTTGAAAGGAGAATCATGTTACCCAACCAACCCGCAAGTGCGGAACAAGAGCCGAAGTCGACTCCCCCGTTGGAAAACCCCACCCCTGAGGCAAAATCGCCCGCCAGTGAAACAGCGCAGGTATGGGATCAAGAACGCGCTATGGAAACCATCCACAAACAGCGCGAAGAAGAAAAGAAGCTGAAAGCTCAGCTCAAAGACTATGAACGATTGAAGGCAGAGGAACAAAAGCGCGTCGAAGCGCAGATGTCCGAGGTAGACCGCTTGAAGAAACAGGCAGATGAACTGGCAAACTATAACGCCAAACTCCTGCTTGACATTCAGCGGCGCGATGTCATTGCCGAGACTGGGTTGCCCGCCATATTTGCCGAGAGGCTCAAGGGCGCAACCAAAGAGGAAATGCTCGCGGATGCCGAGGAGATCAAGAAGATCCTGCCAAAACAAACCAATAATCCAAAGCTCTCACCGACCAACCCCGCCAACGGGTCGCCCAAAGAGACAGAAGCGCAACAGCGTGAACGTTTATTTGGCAAGTCAAACGGCATGTTCGACTTTGAAACGATCAAACAGCGGGGCGGCGGCGTGATTTGGAATCAAAAGGAATAAACTATGGCTTCTCTTAATCCGTCAAGCGATATTTCAAGCTTCATCAATACCATTTTTGAAGCTTCGATTCTTGTCGCCCGTGATAATAACGTAATGTCCGGCCTCGTGCGCACTTTCAATGACCGCACAGGCGTAGCAACCCGCCAAAACTCCCAGTATGGCGGCGCAAGCGTGAACAGCATCACTGAAACCGACGACCTCGTTGGGCAGGCGTTCACCCCCGCAAGTATTGCGACCCTCACCCCCAGTGAAGTGGGCGCGCAGTACTTCATGACCGATACCCGCGTCGAATCCGACCCGTTCAGCGTCCGCAATGATGCCGCGCAGGACTTGGGTGGAGCGATGGCGACCAAGATCGAGACTGATTTGATCGGTCAATTCTCCAACTTCACCGGTGGAACTGTCGGCACGGCCGGCTCTGTAATGACTTGGAGCTACCTGTTCGCGATGGAAGCACAACTCAAGGCGCAGAAAGCCCCGTACCCGTATTTCACGGTGATTCACCCCTACCAGTGGTACAACCTGGCGAAAGCGGCTTCTGTTGCTTCGTCCAGCTCGACCAATGCTGCCCCCTCGTTGCTCGAGGAAGTCAACAGCATGTTCTTCGTCAAGCAGGTCGGTGGTGTGTATATCTTCACCTCGTCCAATTTCACCATTGACGGCAGTGATGACACCAATGTGGGTATGTGGTCTCGCGACGCACTGGCTTTGGACATGCGCCGCGCTCCCCGTATCGAACCGGAACGCGATGCCTCACGGCGCGGCTGGGAATTGAACCTCTCGGCAGTGTACGGTAAGGGCGTTTGGCGTCCTCGCTTCGGTATTCGCGGCATCTTTGATTGCACCGCTCCTACTGGCGTATAAAGGATAAATAACAATGGCTGATCAATCTCCTCAAATCTTTGTGGCTAATATCGGCGCGATTAGTAACGCGTCGTTGCCCATCTTCAAAGCACCCGCTGGCTTTGGTGGTATCACCATCCTCGGCGTGCAATCCTGCCAGTTGACCGCAGGCACGACCCAGTTGTATCTCATTGATATGGGATCGGCTGGAACGACCACGACAGGCGGAACGCTGGCGACCAGTGGTACTGCTCACGCGGCAAAAGTGCCTGTAACTTGGACCGTCGCTGCGTCTCCCTATCTTGCGGAAGGTTCTTACCTTGCCGTCAAGGAAGGCAACGTCGGCACGACTGTTACCGTCACTGAAGTGGCTGTTACTTACCGCTTCGGCAAATAAATTTTAGGTAATCGGGGCAGGTGATGAGCCTGCCCCGATTATAGAAAGCGCATTTTTTGAGACTTACATGGCTTAGTAATGCTCCGTTTACCCCGACCGGATACGGTCAGCAGACAGGATTAGTTACTCCCCGACTTGTCAAACACGGACACCCTATCGGAGTAATCGCAAATTATGGTCATCAAGGCGCGGTCCTGAACTGGAACGGCGTAAACGTCTTTGGATCATCGTTCCACCCCTACTGCATGGACATCATGCACGGACACAGTGCCAGTTTCGGTGCGGAATCGCTCATCTCGTTGATGGACTTGCAGGTCTTTGAGCCTGACATGCTTCTGGGTGTGCATTGGAGCGCGTGGTATCCCGTAGACCATGCCACCATCCCGCCGGCAGTCATGGATCGTATCAAGCGGGCTGATTATCGGATGCCGATGAGCAAGCACGCGGCTAAAGAGATGGACAAAACGGGACTGGATTACTTTTATGTCCCGTGTGCCATTGACACTTCCGTCCTGCACCCGATGGACCGCGATCAATGCCGCGAAGAACTCAAGTTTCCGAAAGATAAATTCATCGTTGGCATGGTCGCCATGAATAAAGGTGTGCCGAGCCGCAAAGCCTTTAAACAAAACATAGCAGCCTTTGCCGCACTGAAAGCGAAGTACAAAGATTGTGTCATGTACATTCACACAATGGACGGCACGCGCGGCTTTGAGATGGAGAACCTGCCCGAATACCTGAAAGCATTAGGCCTGACTTGGGGTTATGCGTTCTCAGGGAACACGGAAGGGAAAGACGTTATCTTTGCGAATCAATATGGGATGGCGGTAGGGTACGAGCCTCCCATGATGGCGAAGATGTACAACGCGCTCGACGTGTTGACGGCCTGTACGATGGGCGAAGGCTTCGGAATCCCGATCATCGAGGCGCAGGCGTGCGGAACTCCTGTCATTGTTGGCGACTGGACGAGCATGAGCGAGTTATGTGTAAGCGGCTGGATGGTAGATAAAGAGGACGCAGAGCCGATGTTTACCCCGCTGGGCGCGTTCCAATACCTTCCTCGTGCTACTGCCATTGCCAAACGCATGGAAGACGCTTACAAAATGCGCGGAAATAATGACTACCGCAAGCGTGCTGAGAAAGGCGTGCAAGTGTATGACATTGAAAAAGTGATGGAGAAATACTGGCTGCCGGCCATCAAAAACATTGCCGAAAGCGTCGTAAACAAGGGCAGTAAGGTACTGGATAAAACATTGAGCGTGCTACGATGAAGCGCAGCATCTTAATCCAGCAGATTTACCCAGACACCCCAGGCGTGAAGCTGTTGGAGATGACACGCAACCACCACGAAGCGTACTGCAAGCGTCACGGTCTGGATTATCGCTGTGTGATTGATAATCCGTCCACCATCCCACCCGAAGCGGGCAGTTGGGGAAAAATCCAACTGATAAAGGACGCTCTAGCGGATGGGTATGACTCGGTTATCTGGCTGGACGCGGACACGTTGATCGTTGACATGGATACTCCACTGACTAAAGGCGTTGTCGCGGGCAAGATCGGCGTTTGCTGGCATCGCATCCCGCAAGGCGACCATTGGAACGTTGGCACGATTTATTTAGATAACACGGAAGAAACACGCGCTTTTATTGATGCTTGGCTGGCATCCTATCCGCCAGAATATGACGGATGGATGGAGCAGGGCGTATTCAACAAGATGGCGCAGAAAAGTAAGACGGTTGTTACTATATCCGACAGATGGAACGCCACTCTAGCAGTGAGTATGGTCCCGGATGCGGTGGTACTCGGTTTTCACGGACAAGGTGACACCAAGTATAGAGCCGATTTGATGAAACGCACGATGGATAAATTATTCCCCAACCAGAAGGCCGATGCGGCGCAGGGTGAGCGCGAGGTAAAAGACGATGGCTAGAGCAGGAATGACCAATCTCATATTTGAACTACGCGGAATGACCGAGGCAAGCAGCTCGGATTATTCCGTTAACGGCGTGGCTTACTGGACAGATGACCATCTACAGGATGTACTCGACAGTCACCGCACCGACGTGGTATTTGAGCAGTTGAAAATGTACCCCGTTCAAATTGCGGGCGGGTCAATCTCTTATCAAGATTACCGATCAGGGTACAACTTCCTCGAAGCGACCACTGGCGGGACGGCGGTGATGTACCTACAAGACTCGACCGGCGCGTCCATCGGTACAGCCAACTACACCGCCGACTATCGGCGCGGGCAGTTTCAATTCTCGGCCAATCAGGCGGGCAGTGTTTATTA